GGATTTTCGTCAATGAAGATGAAACTGTCCGAAGCTCAGGTCAAGACAGCGATTGAAGAACATAATCCTACCCTTTTAGTTTGGCTCGGAAAACAATATCTCGATCAGAAGGATAATCCAATGCCTGATGAGGATGTGAACAAAAATTATACAGTTATATTAGTGCCAAAAAAGCAGGCAGAAAGTGATAACAATTAGATTACGAGAAGAGGATTTTTTGTCACACCAATGGCAATTCTTGAATGATTGGTCAAGGACACTCGGATTGGTAGGTGGTCTCGGCTCAGGAAAAACAATCAGTTTTCTCTACAAAGCATTACTTTGTCTCACAAAACGACCGGGAGCAATCGGCAAATCTAATATAGGGATTGGTTATCCAACTTACGAAATGGGGAAATCTTTATTCTTTTTTCCATTTTGCGAAATACTTGACGAATGCAAAATAAATTATGTCTCAAATATATCAAATCTTCTAATAAAAACTGATTTCGGCGATTTGCATATCAAATCTATTTCATATCCTGAGAGAATAGTTGGCGAAACATTTACGGATGCAGGAATTGATGAAATAGATATTATTCCGAAGCAAAAAGGGCTTAGAGCAGTAAATCGCTTCAGGGAAAGATTGAGAGGCAGAAAAGATAGTCAATTGTTTATGGTCAGCTCTCCAGAAGGATTTTCTACTTGCTATGAAGTTTTACAGGAAAAACCAAATCCCGGAACTAAACTAATTAGAGCAAAGACAACCGATAATATATATTTATCTCAAACATATATAGATGACTTGATGGCAAGCTATGACGAGAAAATGGTTAATGCCTATATCCGGGGAGAATTTGTCAATCTAAATGGCATACAGGCATACTATGCTTTTTCCCGTGATAAGCATATCAGAAAAGTAGAACCACCTATGGCAAATGACATACTGCAGATTGGTATTGATTTCAATGTTGACCCTATGACAGCAGTAGTAGGATATTGGCGAGGTGACACGCTTTATGTCTTTTCTGAATATTATCTCCGCAATTCAAATACATACCAAATGGCTGATTTATTAGCAATAGATTATCCCGATAGATTACTTGTAATTTATCCAGATTGCACTGGTTCAGCAAGAGAGACAAATGCCTATATAAGTGACTTGGAAATATTAGCGAGAAAAGGATGGCAATTGAGATATAAGCACGGAATTTCACAACGCAGATCGCTCAATATTACTAATGGAGAATTCGCTCATAATAGAATAATAATTGATCCGACCTGTGTTCATCTTATTGCAGATCTGGAACAAGTGACGACAGACCAAAATGGGATGATAGAGAAGACAAAAGATACTATGGCAACTCATATTTCTGACGCATTAAGAAATATAATAAATCTAAACAAAATCAAAGAAAATGATTGGAGAATTGCCTAATGAATATAATAGAGCAAAGCAAGGCAGAAGCACTAAGAAAAGACAATAATACACGAATGAATAATGCCGTTAAAAATATTGATTTTTATTATAATAATCAATATGAATATACAAAAGAAGAAATGCAGAAAAGATACCCGGCAACCTTCAAGGATATATATAATTACATTATCACCGTGCCATTGACGAAATCTCTTATTCTTCAGCTGGCTAAAATTTTTCAACGAGACCCAGAAATTAAACCGGATACAGACAATCAAAATATAAAAGACGCAATTTCTATTGTATTTGATCAAGCGAATTTATTTGGCAAACTCAAAATTATAGATAGATTTACGGAATTATGTGGCAAGATTGGTGTTATCCCGATATGGAATCCAATCACAAAAAAGGTGGGACTTGATATTCTGACACCAGATCGCTGTATTGTAATTACTGATGGCAATTTTCCCGATACCCCCATAAAAATTATGTATCGCATTAACACCCAGAGTAATAATCTATTGCCAGCTCGGACTGATATATGGGCAATATGGACAGCTGATACTTATACCGAAGCAACTCTTAAAACTGATTATGGAATTGATAAAATCATAAAAGAACCTATTCCTAACCCTTACGGCAAAATTCCTATTGCCTGGTTTGAATTAGATTATCCACTTAATTGCTTCTGGAATGAGGAAAGCAATATAATTGTTCCGCAAAATATCCGTACCAATATCCAGCTTACGAATCTGGATTTATCACTTGATTATCAATCTTTTGCCACTCTCTGCACAGAAGGATTCCCGGATAATAGAGAATTGATAATTGGACTCACCAGGCATATTAATATTCCTCGTGATCCTGTCAGTGGAGAGGCAGGCGGTAAAATATATTATATCAATCCTAATGTGGATTTGAGGCAGGTCTGGGAAATCATCAATCAGAACATTGATTTCACTGCTTCACTACTTGGGCTATCAACTTCAGCTGTAAGACAAGCTTCTGCTTTCAGTTCCGGCTATCAATTGAAACTTTCAATGCAAGGCGTGATTGATCATAACGAGGATAAGCGAAGCATCTATATTGAATCCCTACGACAATTAACAAACCTTATCTGTCAATGTGAGAATTATTACGGCTCGCAACGATTACCAGAAGATATTGATTTCAATATTAAATTCAATGACATAGCTATTGCTGCCAATCCGATTGAAGAGGAACAAATTATCTCAATGCGACTAACTAATGGCACAATGGACAGAGCAGAGGCAATTATGAAACATAATCCTGATATGACCAGAGAAGAAGCGGAACAAAGAGTGTCTGAAATTGATGCGAATAAAAAACAAACTATCATCCCAACTACTTTTTCTTCAGGGATATTTGAATAATGGCTGATTTATATTCTACCGCAATTGACGATCAAACCCAATGGTTTGAAAAAAATATGCAAAGAATAGCCAGAATTATGAGAAATAGATTGAATTCACTTCTGAATCAATTCGATCGGAAAGGCGGAAATCTGGAATATACTACTGCTAATATCCAGTATGCAAGTCAGAGCTATTTTGTGCTGATGGAAGAATTGCAGAAAGCGGGGTATTATGATTTAGTTGCAGAACTACAAAACAAGGAAAACGATTTACTTAAGGCATTAAAGAGTAAAAGACCGCAGGGAGCTGTTCCGATTAGCTTTACCCTCCAAACGCAAAACAAATTGAAAGCACTTAATTCACTTTATGAGCTTCAATTTGCAAGTGTAGCAGAAGATGCTATGAAGCAGATTACTGGTATAGTAATGGATACGATTGTGCGAACAGGCAAAGTAGAAGTAGCGATAAAACAAATAGCCGAAGTTCTGGATAATAAATTAGTTCGCTATTCTGTTACCTACGCCAATACCACCAGGGCAAAATTCATTCAAGCAGTGGAATATGCTTCCGCTGAAGAATATACCGGAGAGAAGTATTGGCAATATGTTGGACCCACAGATGATTTGAATAGACCTGCTTGCATTGAAGGGCTGGATAAGGAATTTTTCACTGATGATGAAAGAGAAGAATTTGAGGCAAGAACAGCCGACGAACGGATGTATAATTGCCGACACACCTTCATCCAGATAACGAAAGAATTTTATGATGAAAATAAAGCTTGACATTAAAACAAATATGATTATTTTATGCACAAGAGGTTATAATGAACATTAAAAATACCGATTCAATCAGTTTTCTAATTGCTAATTCGGGCAATCAGAAAAAATATCATCCCGTTAGCGAGCTTAAGGCAGACATCTTGGCTGATGTTGAAGCTGATAAAACTCTCCAAGATACAATCATCCAGAGCATATTAAGCACTCACCAAGATACAATCATCCAGAGCATATTAAGCAATGTAGCTGCACCGGTTCTTGCTACGGAATCAACCATTACTGAAGAAGATGTTGACCCAGCCATAGCTATTGATGTCACAAAAAATACTTTTATTGATACTGATTCAGAAAGCGCAGATAACTGGATAATTGATTTTGGAGAGACTAATTTAATTCTTGATTCTATAGCAAAAGTATCAGCTACAGAAATAAACATAAAAACTACAGGAACAGCAGAAGTGGGAACAATCCGCATTCTTGCGCTCAAAGATTGTTTTGATTCTCCAATAGTAGATTCAACCGTTCTTGAAATTGAAGTTCAAGAACCTGAAGAATAAAATAAATACGAGGTAAAAAAATGGCTATCAAGGAAATCTTGGATAAGATTAAGGACAAATTGGGAGCGGATGCTCCTGCAGAAGTAAGTGCTCTTTTGGCGGATGCCACGAGAGAGGCAACTGACATATTGGATACACTTTCGAGTGCAAATCGGGAATCTGCTTCTCGAAAAACAAAAATACGAGAACTGGAAAAGGAATTGGAAATAGAAAAAGAGAAAACAGAAAAGATGAATGACCCTGAAAAACAAAAAGAATTTGAGCAGCTCAAATCCAAAGCAGAACAATATGATCAGTATCTTGCTAAACAAAATCAGGAAATACTTTCCAGTTGGAAAGCAGCGAATGAAAAATTAGCAAGCATTAAAGAGACCGATAAAAGATATGAGCGAGTTAAACCTGTATTAACTAAGTTCAAAAAAGCAGAAGAAGGTAAAGAGCTTTCTGCTGCCGATGCAAAATACAATCTCGATCTCTATGACATTATGGTCTCAACGGGAGTTCTATCCGATGAGGGAAAAGGGAGCTATCCCAATTATCCTCAAAGCAAAGCTCAAGACGGTATGACTCCGCAAACTACGGCTGATGCAATAATCGGCTTATCCAAAAAACCAATAAAATAAAAAAAGGAAATTATTATGGCAATTACAACTGCAAACTTACAAGCATTAGCTGCTGCTTGGG